AATTGGTCAATAGTTCCAACCATTTCTTATACTCCTTCTTTAAAACCTACCAATGACTTCAGAGAACTCAACGCCGGTGCGAACTGCAACAAAGTTAAGAGTAATGAAGTTAATTGATCTGGCCGGTTTGATATAGATATCAGCGATAAATTCGTTTCTATCTATTACCTCACCAGTGTTGTTAGTGCCGTCACAAACCACTTGGAAGTCTGTAATACCTCTGCGGCCTTGAACATCCCTCAAGAAAGGTTCAATCAAGTTACGGAACTGAGCCCGTGTAAACTCATCATTGAACTCAAAGAGTTGGAATTTAGCAGCAGTAGCGATTGCCTTCTCAAGAACAAGGAACAGACGCCGCACGTTAATGCGATCAAATGCACTTGGTTTCAAGAGAGCAGTTTTATCACCAAAGAGTATCACACCTTGGCCGGGGAAATCAACTACTGGGTTGATCCGAGCCTTGTAGAGAATATCTCTGTTAGCGTTTAGTGGGTTGTATGCAAGTTTAATTGCACCACGAATATTACCACGATTGTAACCACCTGGCGAGAACCAAGGTTCTGCAACACGGTCTGTGTTTGCACAAAGGCCAGCAATGTCACCGTTTAGTGGCACATAGCGATATACATCATTGTACTTGTCATACATGTATTTGTAACCACTGTCATAAACCACATAAGAGGATGACGGTAGTGTATCAAAAGACTTTTTGACATTTGTTGTTTGTGTAACTTCACTTGCAATATTCACAACAGCCTGACGGGCAGGAGAAATAAATGCAACACAGTCTTTGCGTAGTTCAACAAGGTCAGTAAGCATTGTTCCATGCGTATCAAACTCATCACCGGCAGTACCGAATGAACCCGCATCCACTGTAGCAGAAGGTCCACCAAGAATAAAGTTTACGTCAATTAATTCAACGTTTGCAAACTTATCATATGCAATTCTTTTTTCTCCAAGTGTTATAGCATAGTCATCTGTTCCACCTGTAAGACCGTCATATGTCGGCGTATCAACTGCTGTATAGTCACCAGCATTTGTATTCAATATTACGTTGTCACCAGCGTTGGTGGAAGAACTATCTGTACCATCTAAGATAATTGAATCACCTTCATCTGATCCATTTGCATCTGTTGCGTTCAAAGAAACATTGTTACCGGCATCAAGGTCTTGACCCCAATTTACACCAGCTGCGAGATGATCCATCCAGTAGATGAATGAAGATTGAATGAACAAAATTTCAGCGTAATAGTTTGTTCCTCCCTGCGGCGTTTTTGCCTCAGAATTCTTGGAAAGAGCCTGATATACTTCTAGAATTGAAAGTGTTCTTTGTCCAGCAACACTTTCAGCATAACCACTAAGTTTACCAGTGCTGTCGTAAACGACAATATGCATCTCATCATTTGTTCCCTTGTCATTCTGTGTTGACCAATCAGATGTGCCAGGAGCTGAATCAAACAAGTCATAGAACTTCCAACGTCTCCGAATGAATGAATTGTCAGCAAGTGTAGCTTTCAATCCTGATCCTGTAGGATTATCCAACTCACGAAGTGTTATTGTGTTATTTGCTGTATCACGGGAAGTAACATCATATTCTATTCCTTCGTGACCAGTTGCAAAAGTACCGAAACCACTGTCAGTGAAGAATGAAACAATATCACCAACGTTAATTACGTTAGATGCAAGATCAACATCGTCAACTGTAACACTTGTGGCACCACTTGCCACAGCGCCGTTAACTTGGTTAGCACCTGTAATATTTTGCGAGAAGGCAGTTGATGTTGCACAAATGGAAACTTTCAATGAGTTACCAAAAGCTCCAGCTGTTCTTGTAGCCCAAGGACCAACACTACCTTGACCATCTTGAAATGATCCTTGATAATGATCGTTATCTCTAATAAGAAGTCCAAGTTCTGAACAGGCGTTTAGTAACCCACTTTCAGCACGAACAACTCGTAATGCGTTTGAATACTGCAAGAAATTTGCAGCAGTGAAAAAATATTCAAAGTTACTGGCATTTGGTTTACCAAAAACTTGTACAAGCTCTGCTTCAGAACTAATAGCGGTGACAGAAGATACCGGCCCCTTTTCAAATGGCCCTGCAAACGCACCAATCGTGGTTTGAATTGCTGGAACAATATTTGTGAGGTCAATTTCTCTTACATGTACACCAGGCGAAACTAAGAAACCCATTGTCGTACTCCTTTACTTTTTAAGAGAGCAATCTTATTGTTATTTGAAATATTTATAAAAAATGAATTCCTAAACATGATTTTTATATGTGTTAATTCTTATAAATAAAATTATGGAATCTCATTATGAAAAATACAAAGAAACTATCAAAAAGGTAGCTCGTAGAAACTATAGACAGCGTATAGTATGGTTAAACGAGTATCTTGCAAATAAATCTTGTGTTCATTGTGGAGAAAGTGAAACTGTATGCCTCAAATTTTATCCTCATAATAACGAAATTAGAAAAATAACAAAAAGAAAAGGTATGAATAACGAAAGCCGTAAGGATGCTGATGACCTTATCAGACAATCTCATATAGTTTGTTCCAATTGTTTCACTAAAATAGATAACGATCTTATCGAATTTATTTAGAATTTACCAATCAGTCCCGTAATCTCGTACTATAGGATTCCATTTAGTTCCATATTCATCAACCATTTGGCCAATATTTTCTTCTTCAAGACCATTAATTACAAACCCAAATGGAGCCATATCCTGTTCCAATGAGTCTTGTTGTTCTCTCATCATAGTTGCTCGAATGTCTTGATCAGATAATTCTTTGAAATATTGTTGGTCAGTGGCCCATGCAAATATAAAAAGACAAGCAACTAAATCATCATTACATCCATCATCTCCTTCATAAGACTGTCCCTTGGATACGAATGTAGATAATTCATTTATAATTTCTAAGTCCTCAACAATAAGTTTATTATCCTCTACCAACTGTTTGAGATTAGAACAACCGATACGTTTTACTGCTTTAGTTGTTCTTACCCCCAACTGCGCTCGGCCCCCTGAGAACCCTCCTCCAAGGACTTGTCCCGCACGGCCACGCATAGAAGCCATAATTAGGTTGTCATACTCCATATCAAACTGCATAGCATTAGCAACCTGTTCTCCAATGTCATTTACTTCGATTAAAACGAATGATTGATTATATGCTCTCGCCACCTCATAAATTTTTGCTGGAAATATAAGAGGTTTAATCTCATTGTCTCGAAATTTTGCAACAATCTTATATGGAATCTCTGTAACATCAAATACCACAAAAGCTGAATAATCGTTTGCTACTCCTCTTGATACATCAACAGTCATCATATATGAATGATTTTCTATGGGTTGAACGTGAACATCTAATCCAGCATTAGATTTTATTGGTTCTCGATATGTCATTGATCGAAGCTTTGCTGGTGTTATCAATGTATCAATTGACCCCAAGAATTCGCATTCAAACTCTGTATTAAACTGTGCCTCAGACGTATTCTTAATTGTTTGTTGTTTCCATGCCTCATCACGGCCGGGAACCTCACTCCAATGCACTTCAATTGGAATGTATTCGTTTCTTTCTTCCTCTGCATCCACCCACAACTTGTAGAACATATTCATACCGTGTGGAGTTGAAACAATCATCACTTTTGTTGTTTTACCAGAGGATATTGTAGGGTATACTGAACTGAAGAACTGTTCAGCAACGTTTGCTGGGACGTAGGCAAACTCGTCCAAAAATATGATATTATAAGAACCCCCACGAACAGCACTAGCACTGGTGGAAGAAGCCAATATTTTAGACCCATTCTCTAATTCCAAACTTCCTTTGTTCCAAGACATAACGCCTTGTTGTAACCACTTGGGTAAATGTTCGTATGCTAGTTGAAGTCTCCCAAGCAAGTCTCTTGCAGTAGCAGCCTTATTTGCAAGGATTGCTACATTCACACTTGGATTAAACAAAACATAATGAAGTAGATATGCAATGATTGTTGTTGATTTACCAGACTGTCTAGGCAACTTGCATATCGTAAAACGGTTATTATGGAACGTTCCTATCATATCCTTCTGAAAGTCATAGAGCTTGAATGGCACTAGACCTTCATCAAGAGAAACAATCATGATGTAGCTTTCCACAAAATACTGTGGGGAATCCATGCATTTTTTATATTCTTGAAGTTCTTCCTTTGTCCATTGTTGTTGGACATTAGCCTTCTTGAGGTTTGGATTTCCTAGATAATTCTGCTCCATTTAGTATCAAACTTCTTCGTCTACTGTTACTTCAGTAGTGATACTATTATCTGTATTTGCTTTATTACGTCTTGCTATTTCTGCTTTGATAGTTGAATCATTTAAAAATTCATTTTTAGTATCTTCATCTGCAAACACAGAAGTATATGTCAATACTAACCCATCATCACTTTCGCTTATAGCAAACGATGTTCTTTTATTATTATCAACATAATTTGTTTTAATATATGCGTTCACCTCATCACTTATTTTTTCAAAATCAGTATCAACAGCTGGTAATGTGCGAACAGTAACTTTTTTCCACGCCATGACTATCTCCTTATATGTCTAAATATTTATCCGTTTCTAAATCCTCAAATTCATATAATACAATCCGGCGAGATTTATCCTGGCCAGTATTCTGATGCTTTCTTTTTGTTTCAATTAATTCTTTAGCTTCATCTCCTTCAAATCCTAACGCTTTCACGATAACACTTGGACCTCTTTCAAATCTTGCATTTTGACTGTGATCATCAGCAAAATCTAATGTCGATAAAGAACGATAATCATTTTCCATGTCTAAAAATTCATAATTAGAAAGTTTAGGTCTTAGTGGTAATCCTAATTCAGTGTATATTAAAACTTTACTTTCCATTTGATTTGATATTCTAAGTTCTGGAGATGTTCTATGTTTCATTTCAAAATATTGAAATAAGTATGGAGCATAGTAGGGCATTAGGATAACTGGAGCTCCCCAATTATCATATTCATATCCTGTATGTGCAGCTACATGATGTTGTGTCCCAAGAATCATACCCGGCTTCTTAAATACTCCTCTATGAATTTTACCTTTATTTTCAAATCTAAAATGACCATCAGTTCCTATAGGATATCCATCATATTTTTCCATATATTTTATATTACCAGCTGCCGTAAATACTGATCCAGAACCTTTACCATCTTCAAAATACTCAGATTCAAGCATAAAATCTCTAAGACTATCCTTATCATATTCCATATCAATAACTTTTAGATCAATATCATAACGTTTTGCAAAAGCTTTTGTCCATTCCCATTCTACTTCACATATATGTCCGTCAAAAGAATTTCTAATATGAACAAAGTCTGCATCAACATCTGCCCATTTAAATCCTAATGCAGCTGCGTGAGAATCAACACCGCCAGAAACAAATATTGCTGGTTTAACATCTTCAGCAATAGCTCTACATTGTCTGACTAATGCATCTTGGTAAGTTGTTGGGCTATAATCTTCATACGGATAATGACTTACCCACATATCCTTGGTAGGTAAGTCATATATCAACCAATCATTATAAAACAAATTATTTTTCCTTCAGCATCTTCTGTAATTCAGCAGTACTTCCAACAAACAATGCGTTTGTCACATTCTTTGGTGCGTTGTTAGGCACCTCTTTTAGTCTTTTCATTTTCTCTTGTAAGTCACCAAGTTTTTCAGTGACTTCAGCAACCTGTTTAATAAGGTTCCCGGCAACTTCGTATGCTCGTGGATGGTCCGATTCTTTGGCGAGCTCCAGTATTCCTTCCACTGCATCCGTTCCTCTTTCGACCAAATTGTAGAAGTTTTGTCTTTGGTATTCATAATCTCTGTCCACATGATCAGTATTAGCGTCACCCCAATCTTCTTGGGATAACGGCATCACTTCTTGTTTTTTATTGTCAGTTGAAATTTCTTCTACTACGCCTAATGCTTTATCAATTTCATCACTCATCGTTACAATACCTTTTACATATATTAGGAGCTTGTTCTGGGTTATTTATGAGTGTGTCAAACCAAGACTTCCACTCCTCTCCCTCAACAATATCCTCAATCCTTTCTACATTACTAACCTTCATATTGTCCTTATAGAACCGAGCTATCTCTTTTTCTTCTTCTTCAGAACGAGTTCTTTGTAAACCACAACATGGTAATAGATGACCTGTGGCACAAAAAAATACATCTTGGCCATCAGTATTATTTCTTAGGCATCGAGGATTAAGTGTCATTGTTTATTGTCGTTTCCAAGCCAATTTCCAATATACTCATCACTAGGCTGGAATAAAAGTTTATCCCACATCTCATCTTTCCACTCACCGTATCTATACGATTCATCCCACCTACTTGACATTACCAATTTAAATGTTATATTATAATCTGCCGCAAGAGCTCTCGCTTCTTCTATGTCATTTTGATTATATTTAAATACAATATATTTCCATACAGGAGTCAATCCACAGTTTAATGCAAGTTTCATCATATCAAATAAATGTTCACCATCTTGATTTATTCTATACTTATGACTGTCTTTTGGAAGACCATCAATCCCAAAAACCCACTTTGCATTAGCATTAGCCTTAAATGCTTCCATATACCAAGTTGGAGTTTTATGTGATGCGGCCGTATGCAAAACAGTTCTTTTATTATTTTCATAAGTTAGTTTAAGAAAATCTATCAGATTGACAGCAAAAATAGGATCAGAGATGTTTCCAATAAAATGTATGCTATCATAATATTTCATAACCTTTATGAAATCTGATACTGACATATCACCGCCTAAAAATGGAAGATTATTACTTTGTAAGTATTTTCTTTCACATTTCGGACACTCTAAAGTACATCTAATAGAGGTTTCTATATTGATAGCTTTGCGTGTGTCATACACTTAACTTACTTTAACTTATCTGTACCTGTTTCTGCATCGAAAACTTTTCCATCTTGGAAGAACGATGACGTTTCATTGAATCCAAAATCATCATCTGCATCAGCTGTAATTGGATCAGGAGATGCCTTAAATCTCTGTTCTCTCGAAGGAGAATTGTCTGGTAAATCTGCAAACTGATCAACCTGTACTGTTTTAATAACTCCTTGAGAAGTAACTGGTCCATACAGATAAAATTTTGCTGTAAAAGATAAAGTGTAGATAATAGACCTTCTAGAAACAAAGTCTCCCTCATAATCATCTTCATAAGAAATGCTATTCAAAACAATAGGAACGTCTCTACTACCATGCATACTAGCAATATCGTTTATGGCCAATGTATAGTCTGGTTGGAAGTATGGTAAAATTTGTTCTACAATCTGTAATGCATCATCTGAATTTTTTGATAAGATATATAATTCAAATTCTAAATTGTATGGAACAGGCATATACTGGATATCAAGTTTTGTACTACTCTTTGTTTTCTTAAACTTCTGGACTCGATTTAACTTTCTAGTAGCATCATATGAAAGACCATTAATCTCAAAACCAATTCGTGGTAAAGTTACAGCAACTTGTTTTGTTAAATCTGGGTCTTCAGCCAGACGCACTAAAAATTTCTGTCGAGGGCCATAGGCCAACGGAACTTTCATTGACTGGTTTATAGTTCCATCATTATCCTTACGAACTAGATGTATATCATTAAACATAGTACCAAATGCAATGACTACCTTTCTAATTGTTTCATGATAAAATTGTTGTCCTAACATTATCCCTCACTCCCCACATCTCCAAACGGATTTTTCTCGCTGAAGTCAATTATTGTATCATCCAAAGTATCAAACAATTCATTCTGAGCCATGGGGTCAATAACGTCACTGTCTCTACTTCCATCTCCTATTATATAGGACTCTTGTAATAAGAACTCTCCTGTCTCAATAAGTATACTTTCACCAACAGATGTCGAATCATCTTCACCAATAATATTATCATTATCTGTTTCGTCTTTCAACAATCCTCTAGTTGCAATCGTATCATGTATTCTAATTTGTTCATTGACTGCACTTGACTGTTCCAAAGTAAACTGATGGAACATTGCATCAACTGACAATGCGTCTTCAATCGCATCAACAGCTGTTATACCTGTATCCAGTTTTTCAGAACTGTAATCGAATGTACGACACGATAATTTATAAACTGGATTGGTATCTAGTTGATGAAAAGGCTCATCATG